TGCTTGTTTAATTCTCATTGAGATAGTAGGTAGAGCATTATAGATGGTATAGTGGATTAGAAGGTCTGCAATGAAGTTATTGATTAAATCCTTATATGTTTGTGATAAAGTGTTTGATTTAACACCATTATATAATCCTTTTAAAAATCTTGTTCCAATGACCTCCTGTAAATTAGTATCCTGACTAACCTTAATCCAAGGCAATATCAATTCCTCATAATCTATGTTAGGGTCCAATTCACTGAAGTATTTTAACTTCTCTTCACTAATTAATAATACATTTTTCATAATCTATACATTTAGGTCTCCCTCATCATCAAATAGTTTATTCTGTTCAATATACAAATCTAAGTTTAAACCATTTAAGTTAAGTCTTAAGAACCTCTTTATAATAGATATAATTTGGTCTTGGTATGGTTTGATTGTGGTGTTTAAAAAGTGTGTTTGAGCAGTGATTATTTCATCTTTATTAGAACCTAAACCTGAACTATCCTTAATACCAATCAAAAGTCCTGATGTTAATCTGTGTGCTGCTAATACATTTGTCTTTACCAACTCATATACTGATGTATAGTAATCATCATTTACAGAGGTTGTAATGGTTTCAATTTGAGGTTTTAAGTCCATACCATCAGATGTGGTTAAAATGAACTTACCAGCATTCTCAATACCTGAATAGTTGTCCTGAATGTTTCTATAGAAGTCATTTAACTCCTCATCAGTTTCCAATTCAGTTGGAAGGTGAACCCATAGAGATGGACTCATACCTGAGTTTAAATTAAAGTTGTGATACTTCTCTATAGATATACCTAAATTAATTGCTGGTATCCCTCCTGAGTAGTCAGGAATAGGGAAATACTCTCTACCTGATACATATGGTGTATATGCAAAGATTGTTGAATCCTCTTCAGACATCATTGAGAAACACTCATATCTTTTTGGTGGATACTTCTTTGTGTTGTTCCATTTTGTTGAATAGTAATATTCCTTAACTCTATCATCCTCATCCTTCTTACCAGGTCTTACATATGAATAATCTAAATGGAATACCTCAATGGTCTCTCTACTATTGGTATGAACCACATTTAAAGCAAAACCACCATAAAGGACAAAATCCTTTGTTATCTTCATCATTATATCATCCCAACTCTCTCCATCACTATTAGCAAACCTTAACACCTCAGGATTAGATTTACTTCTTAAACCTTCACCAATAATGTTATCTAACTTTGATTTTAAGATTGAGGAATGTAAAGCACTATCCTGTGCTAGCCCTTGAAGGTATACAGGATAATCATTACCCTGTCCCCATGAGACCCATTTCTGACCCCTTTTTTCAATGCTATTAGGATTTTCTACTAAACCAAAACTAAATACCTTTCCTTTCATCTTATCTATTTTTTAGTTCTTCTAATTCCTTATACATCTCTAGAAGTTTATCTTCTTTATCTTTAATTAAATCATCAGTTGATGGTGTCTCAATTTCTATATCTTTATTTGAAACTAACTCCATAGTGCCATCTTCTAATTTCCTCCATACCATTTGGTTAATTATTTCTGTATTCATAGTATTCTTAGTATTTATCTTTTATCTTATTCCAAAAATTGGGAAATCTGTTGATTTATTAAAACTTATCCCATCTATTGTTGTAGGTAATGAACCTGATTGTGTTGAATGATAGGTATTACCTCTATACATTGTAGCACTAAATAATGTTCCATGATAGTATGGTCCTGCTAAATTTGTGCTTGATACTGCTTGTATACCAACAGATGCTCCTGATTTGTTGTGTATAGCTAAAAAGTATACATCTTCTTCTGTTGAAGTTAATACATGGTCAACACCTGTAATAATCTTTTGTCCTGTTGTATTAACTAAAAAGGTTCCAAAACTTGCTTCTAATGCTCCACCTGTTAATTGACCATTACTATCAATTGTAGATTTATATATTGCTGCTTCAACATTACCAACACCACCAGCACTACTAACATAAACAGAGAAGTCTCTAATTGTTTGACCTTCAGTTAGTTGTAATGCAACAACTTTTAATTGGTTATTAGAAATACTACTACTAGCAGTCCCATATGTATCAGGGACATATGTTAATCTCCATAAATCATTAGTGTTTCCTGAACCCATTTTAATACCTCTTGTTGTAGAAGATAAACCAGGTTGAGCAGCACCACCACCTCCACCTGAGGCACTAACAATTGGATTAGCAGGGTCAGAAGTATCAATACTAATATTTATTCCTGCAACTACTGATTCAACACCTTTAAGTGAAGATAAATCAACATCAGTAATAATTCCATTATTTCTACTATAAGCTTCAAGAGTATCACCATTTAATGTAAGATTATTTATATTAGAATTGTATGCTTCATGCCAATTGTCAGAGTTATTGGCATTACCAAAACTATTTACATCAATTCTTGAATTTCCATTACTTTGGAATATGTGTGGTTGATTACTACCAGCAGTATAATAATTTACACCACCAAACCTGTTCTGAGAAAATTGGAAAGTGGTTGCATTATTTTGGTCTTTCATGAGGATACCTGTAGTTCCAGCATTTGCAAATGGTGAATTGTTAACATCCCAATAATTGTTTTTAAAGAGAAGTGCTGCATTTGAAGTTAATAAAGTATCATTCTCAAACCCAAAAACTCCAAAACCCTTCTCTAATGTTAATCCTGTTTCATTTCCTAAATTATCAGTGAATCCAATTTTTGTGTTAGGAAGTGCTACTCCACCTGCAACCTGTAAAGTTCCATCATTAACACCTGTGATAAATCCTGAGTCATTATTTAAAAGAGAGATATCATCACCTTCTTCCATCACATTTGATGGTATTGTTCCTGATGTTAAATAACCTGAATCATTTGTAAGTTCAGATACATTATCCCCTGATTCCAAATAAGTGTTTGGAATTGAAGAGATAAATCCTGAATCATTGTTTAATAATGAGTTGTTCTCTCCTTCAACCATTACATTGGTAGGGATTGATGTAAGATAACCAGCATCATTTGTAAGAAGTGAAACATTCTCACCCTCTTTCATCACATTACTTGGTATAGTCCCTGCAGTAAGATATCCTGAATTATTATTTAATTCTGATACATTGTCTCCAATTCTTAATACATCTACAGGTAAACCATCTAAATACCCTGCATCATTTGTAAATTGAGATACATTACCTGATACATTTACCAATTCACCATCACCCTGAACTCTTGTTGTCCCTGATGTCTGTAATTCTCCATTCACATCTACCTTATCAGTTGATAAAGATAATGCAGTATCAACTCCATTACCATCCTGAATTGTTGTCTTAGTTGTTCCTGATAAACCTGTGTCCTCTGTGGTTTTTAGTAAGGACCCATAACTTTCATCAATAAACTTATTACTTAAGTCTCCCATTTGTTTTTTTTAATTAATTTTTTTTTATTCACTCTGAGACCAAATCCACTCAGCCTCACCAAATTTTACATGGGTCTGTCCCCATATTTTTCTTTCAAATCCACTATCTATGTCTACAAAAACATAGTTGGAATTGTTCTCATTATCTGAGACATACTTTATTGTTTCTACTTCTTTCTCATCACCTTCAGCAACCAATAGTTTACCTCTCTCTATTAGTCCTTGAGACAATAGAGGGTCTAAATTAGTTGGTGATGTTTGTTGATAAACCTTATATGACCACCATCCTGAAGGAGAGATGTCTAATCCATTTTCTCCCAAATCAATATTGAACTCTGTATACCTACTATTTGATGATACCATTGTAGGAAGGTCATACACCTTATCCTTTGTAAAATCATTTTGAAATTCAAACAAATAGTATACAGGGGATATTGTGGTGTTCTCCCTAAGTGTGAGAGAAACAGGATTTACAATACCATCTTTAACATATAACATAATTGGTCTTTGATTATAAATATAAAAAAAGGGGGACCTGTGGTTTCACAAGTCTCCCCTTTAGAGAACTTTTATTAGTATTAAAAGGTATTATGCTTTCACTAAAGTGATTGTTCCTGAGAATAAAGCTTCAAATGCAGCTTCATCAGCAACATCAAATCTCTCTACCCCATAAGGTTCTTGAGCTAACATAACAACTTCATAACCTACTTTGTCAGCAAATGCTGAACCTGAAGATAATGTTGAAGTCTGAACATCTGCTCCATTAGCTTTACCCATTAACCAATAGTTTCCTGAGTTATCCTCAATGATTAATCTCACTGCTGGATTTGCTGCTAATAATCTTAATTCATCTTGTCTCTCTTGAGAAAGACCTAATAATGAAAATGTTAGTGTTGCTTCATAAAATAATGAACCATTCTCTGTTGAAGCATTAATAACTTCTTGGAAGTTACTAGTTGCTCTTGGAAGCTTCCATTGGTATAAGTCAGTAGTGTCTGTAGATGATATAGCAGAAATACCTGATGCTCCTGAAGTGATTGATAAAGTATCACCATCTTCAAAAATAAAGATATTCTTAATTCCACCTGTAGAATTTCTACAACTAAGTCCCTGTGCTCCAGTGATATATGAATTACATCCCATAGTATTGTGTTTTTAGTTTTTTAATTTATTGTGTTGTAATGGGGTGAGAACTAACCCACCCCTCTACAGATATTATTATTATAGTTGGTTAGATGAGAATAAAGTCTCAAATACAATTGCTGATGAGTATTTAAACCCAGTCTTTAATCTCACAACATCATTATCTTGAGAATAGAAGATAGAGATTGCATCCATATCATCTAATCCATCCATACCTACATAGAATCCTGCAGATGGACCTGCAACAACTCTGTCAGTTGATATACCTGGTGTTCCAACAACTTTTACATTGACAAAACCTGGATGAGTTAATACTGAACCATTCATTTCCTCACCTTGAGTGATGAATAAGTTAGCATTTCTGTAAGATGCTTTATACTTAGCAAAGTTAGCAACAGACATAAATACTAAGATTTCTTGTTCCTGTGCATCAGCTGGTAAAGCAAATATCATCTTATCTACTTCTTCTAAACCATTAGTGTTAGTGATTGCTACAGAACCTGTAGTTGCATTTACACCTGCAGTGTTAACTGAATCAATTGTGTATCCAAAACCATTGAATGCATCACCTCCTGCAGTTGTAGCAGTCCATAATTTTTCTTCAACATATCTTTTCACTTTAGCAGCTACTCCTGATGCTATTGAATCAGCAAATGGGATTTCTTCATCACCTGCAATACCAGCTCTTAGGTATTGTGATAAGTATTTATCTTCTAAGTCCTTTGGACATAGTTCTTGTTTAACTTCTTCTCTGTTTACTACTAAGTCAACTTGAGTGTATTCTACATCAGAACCTGTTGAGTTAACCCAACCACATGCTGCAGTTGATGGAGCAACATCATAAGATGCTACATTAATTGTTTTGGTATGTTTGATACCAGCTACTACTTGTGAAAGGCTAGCAGTTTGACCTTCTAAGATTGCCTGAGTGATTATAGCACCTGACTCATCTTTCCAATTTCCTAAACTTGATACAATATAAGACATTTGTTTTTTGTTTTAGTTTTAATTTATTTGTTAAGATTTTTTCTTAACTCTTTAATTTTATTAACTCTGATGTCATTTGAATTTTCATAATCCTTTAATGACTCAAAAGCTGAATTAGTGATTTTCTTAGCAGCTGGTGCTTTCTTGAAATTCTCTACTTCATTGTTTAATGTTGCAACCTTTTCTTCTAATAAGGTTTTAACTTCTGACAACTCTGCTGACATTTGTTCCTTAACCTCTTTTACTACTTTTGAGATTAGTTCTACTAATTGGTCATCTGACATTGTCTCTTCTTTTTTCTCAGTAGCTTCAACTTCTTCAGTTTCTTCTACTTCTTCTTCTTTGGCATCATCTTGTTTAGGTTCTTCCTTCTCCTCAGTTTCTTTTAACTCAGTTAAGATACCCTCTTCAATAGTGATGGTGAATCCATTATCTAAGTCAAAAATACCTGATGGAGCTGGTGTAGACCCATCCTCAAGAACAATTACCACTTCTTTTCCTACTTCCCATTCTCCTTCTACCTTAAAGATTGTTCCATCTTCTGATGCAGCTGATGCAAATACAACTTCCACTTCTGTTGTAGATGTTTCAACTTCTTCTGATGAGAATCCTAATAGAGTTCTAATTTTCAGTAATGCTTGTGAATTATCCATTCTTAATATTTTTTAAAAAAATTTATTTATTACACAATTAAATATAATTAACTTTGGAGTGGTGATTTCCAGAGTTTTTTACTTATTGTGTTGTTCCAATATCTCTTTGATTTGGTTCATTATTATTTCATCTTTGGAGTATCTATCCACCTTAGACAAAAAGTTTCCTGCCACAGAGAAACCATTTAAGTTATCAGGGTCATTCTTTACCATCTCCCATAACTCATCATCTAATATCTTCATAGACACAACCCAACTACCATAAGGTGCAGTCTCTTCATCAAATCCTAATTGATATGCTTTATCACTTTCTCCTTCAATAATCCAACTCTCTACAACACCTGCTTCAACCTTGATACCATTATGTTCCAAATCAACATTCTTGTTGTTTGCTTCCAACATAAACTTCTCCATAAGTAATCTGATTGTTCTCTTGGTAAAGTATACATAGAACTCCTCATCCTTATTAGGGTCATATCTGAATATGGTCTCATTTGGAACCATTGCTAATCCTGTGATTATTCTTTTATCCTCATCAATTGATTGGAACTCAGTCTTCATTGACTTCATCTCAACATCACTTGATAACTGAATATCTTTCATTCTTCTTCCTACCCACTTCAACATAGGGTCTCCACCCCATCCTAAGTAAGATATTGTCCCACATGAAATATTCTTTAGTTCATCATCTGTTAATCTACCTCTACCTACCAACTCTCTTTCATTGTAGTATTCCCTTGCTCTACTCAAATAAGAGAAGGTTCTCTTCATAATGTTATCAGATAAACCTTTACCCTTCTCTATATCACCTGCTCTTCTCCTACCTGTTAAGGTCATACACTTTGCTGATGGTGTTTTTAATTCATTCAGTAATCTTGCTTTCTTAGCATTCTCTCTAGCAGTGATTGGATACCCTGTCCATTGTTTAAACTCATCTGTTGATAAGTTCTCCTTAACTTCTTTAGATACCCTCTGAACAGGTTTGTTAACCACCTCAGCTTCTGAACTTGGGTTCTGAACTTTAGGATTAACTTTTCTGTCATTAACTACTTGGAAATCAACCCTTTTCCACATATGCCTACAATTGTAAGACCCCTTGTTTTGGAATATATCATAATATCCAAACTCATCATTAGCCTCATTAGCAGTCATATACATAATGTCCTCAAATCTAAACAATGTGTTAGATTGTTGTCTCATCATATAACCACAGAAATCTCTATTCTTAGAGTCTGTAGGACCCTCATAATAAAATCTGACCCTTACCCTTTCATCTCCTGCTCCATAGTCTAAGAAACTATCTGAGTCAGTCTTACCATCAATGTAAGACCTCTTAAGAAACTCATTGTTCATCTTCTTCATTATATCCAAATACTCTTGGTGTGAATCAACAACAACATCCTTAAGTATTTTTGATTTCTTTAATATATCTTTACTCTCACCAATTTCCTCTTCTTCTAAAAGTTTGATGATTTCTGATTGTGTTTTTTTATCCATTACCTTCTTATCATTCTTAAATGCTAAGAAATTTCTTTGGATTGCAGGGTCTGAAACAATTGAGATAAACTCAATTCCTGCCTCATCCTCTAAATCCTCAATGAATAATTCTATAATTTTTGGGTTTTTCATAATTCTATAATTTACTTCTATCAGCTATTCTTTTACTTATGACATTCTCTCTTTGAACTTCCTCAGCAACTACATATGTCTGTATAATTGGTATAGGGTTTATTGTTCCTGTTTGTGAATCTTCAAATGCTTCATTATCAAACCTACCTGTCTGACTAATAAGATTATCTCCTCCACCTAATAAATTTGCTTGGTTAGCTAAAGCAAGTGCTTGTCTGTTTTGTGCAACACCCCTTGTAAGGACTATCTCTCCACCTTCTGCTTCAGAACCATCTCCCATCATAATACCACCCTGAGCATGTCTTGGTCCATCTAAGATACCACCTCTTCTAAGTTTCCTAGCTGCATTATACTGAGCCACTGCAATACCTAACTGAGCTGCTCCAATAACACCAGCAAGAGCCATTAAGAATGGATTAGGGAATACCTTAACTACATTCATTGCAGTCTGTGCAATAATCTGTAATGAGTTTGCTAATAGGTCAGCAATCAGTGCCTTCTTTTTTAACTTCTTCTTCTCAGCCTCATATTCCTTCTCTAATTCTAATCTCTCCTTTTGATACTTCTTATCAATTCTGTTTTTTGCTCTAACATTATCACCTGCTTTGGTAAGGTCATTCTGATACTCCTCATCAAGTTTCTCAAATCTCTTATCAAATAAAGCATCTAAATAATCTAACTGAATGTTGGTAAGGTCATTAACTAAGTTTGCTATGTCTGTAGCAACCTGTGCTGCAGTGTTTAAGAAATTAGTTAGACCTTCACTCTGTTCTTGAAATCTATCCTTAGCTGACTGATTAACCTTATCACTAATATTTTCTTCAGTCTGAATATACATTTTCTCATACTCCTTAAGAAGTTTCTCCCTCTCATCTTGACTAATATTAGCAATCTTAATCTCCTCCTTCATTTTCTTGAAGGCTGCTAAGTTTTGTTCTCTTAATGACTTTTCATAGTCACTAGTATACTCTTGGTCAAACCCATTGATTGTATCATAGAATGTTCTATAGTTATCTTCAACTATTGTTAATCTTTCTCTAGAACCTTCTTCTAAGTTTTGATTAACCTTATCCTGAACTTTTGATACTTCTTCATAAACTGCATCAATCTCATCTTCAATGTCAGATGTTGCTTTAATTAATGACTTAAGGTTTTTCTCAAATGCTTCATAACCCCTCTGTTGTTCACTAGTTAACTCACCTGTAATACCTTGTATCTTTTTGAAGGCTACCAATATAGAGTCCTCATAAGCTTCCTGTAATTCAAAGTTATATGGGTCAGCATAGAGGTCTGCATATGCTTTAGAAACCAATTTTCTTAACTCAACATCTCCACCTAATAGGTTAAATACTTGGATATAACCATTTTTGATTAATTTGGTAAGTGCATCAGTTGCTTCTTTTGTAAATCCTTTTTCAGATGCTTCTTTTAATACCTGTTCAGTAAATGTTATAAACCCATCACCAGGTAAACTTTCAAATCCTTCTTCTAACTCTTCTCTTAATGTTGAGAAGTAAAATCCAAATCTATCTGAAGGAACCTCAGCCTTTGTCAATGAATTAGTATATTCTTCCAATGGACTTAAGATACCTGTTAATATTTGTTTCTGTTTGTCTAATTTATCATTTAACTTTTCTAACACCTCAACCTCAGGAGCAGTAGTCTGACCTAATACCTCAAGAGCTCTGTTATACCTGTCATATGATTTGATAAGTTCATCAATAAGTTTTTTCTCTTTGTCTTTCTGTGTATTACCTTTCTTAGTCTCTTTAGCAGTCTTTCTTTTCTGAGTATATACCTTTGTCTCAATCTTGAATAGTTTCTCCATCTCAGTATTCAATAACCCCATAAGGTCATTCTGTTCCTCATTCAACTCATTCAATTCTTCAGTCTTATTCTCAACATCAGATATTGCTTGATAATATTGGAAGAAGGCTGGATTACCTGTTGATTTTATACCATTCCATAGAGTTTCATACCATGAGACATTCTCACCTAATTCTTGGTTCTCCTTTTTGATTGTATCAGTAATCTTCTCTTTGATAAGGTTTAATACTGCATCCACTCTAGCTTTCTGAACTGCTAATACAATACTATCTTCAACCCTCTCATTTAACATTCTAAGACTATCCTCATTGTCTAAGGTGATATCATTGGTTTCTATACCTAACTCCTTCAACCTTTCTAATGCAGTCTGTCTCTCTTCCTCTGACCTTGTAGTGTCTAATACTACATCTCTATACTTACCTAATAAGATGGTTGATGATTTAGTCTCAGCACCAACCTCAGCAAGTTTCTTCTTTGCTTTATCTAACTGACTTACACTACCAAATATGGCTCCTGTAAGTTTGTCCCAATTAGCAACCAATGCTCCCAATGCAATAATTATAAGACCAATCCCTGTAGCAGCTAAAGCAATTCTAAAGGCTTTAAGAGCTCCTGTTGAAGTTCCTACCACTAATGTTGTAATTGCTTGAACTGCTTGGTAGGCCTTCTCCTGTGCAATCCTCAGGGCTATCTGTCCTTGTAGTCTTGCTTCAGCTAATTGTCTCACCCCAATTGAGATAGCAATTGCTCCCTGAACCTTAGTTTGTATTTCAGCTAATTTCTCTGAATCAGCACCAAACAAAGCCAAGGCTCCTGCTCCAACTGCAAAGGCTCCTGCTATACCCTCACCTAACTTAACAAAGGCTTCAGCCTTCTGTTGAGGTTCTAACCCTTCAAAAGTCTTCTCAAATGTTTTTAGTTCAGACCTTGCATTCTGTAGTTCTCCTGAAAGTTTCTTAAACCTTGCTGAACCTATATCTTCCTGTTTTAACTCCTCATTAAGTGATTGAATTGTTTCTTCCAATTCATTAACACTTTTGATGGATTGTTCTACACCATCAACTTTGAGAGTAATACCTATTGTTTTAGCCATCTATGTCTTTTTATTAAATATATTTTATTCCCTTTTGATTATATTTATACAATCCTATAAACATGTTCTTTAGTGAATCTTTGATTATTATCTGTATAATTAACAAATATAGGTTCATTCACTGCATTACCATTAATATCTTCTGATATCATCACATAATTATTCATTATAGACATATATGTTCCTGATACAGATGGGTAAAGACTATCAACACATCTTGGAGCACTAGTATTAGGTGAGAAATATATTGAATCAAAAGTATAACTATTTCCTGAAATTTGTCCTATTCCTGAGTATCTCCATCCAACTTGTCCTGATGAACCAAAGTCCCTATATACTTTAATGAAAAAGTTATATAGTTCATCCATATCAGTGGTTAAGTAAGATACAGGTCCACTGCAACTTATACTATCTAAAACACCAGTGTTATAAGGATTTGTTATTTGAACATCAGGTGTTCTTGTTGAATCCTTACCAATTACTTTCCAAACTCTATTATGGTGTTCAGGATAATCAGGTCCTAAATAAACATATGTGTCTAAAGTTAAATTATTATCTAATGATTGACCATATAACCTTCTAGGATTAGTAATTCCACCAATGCTTAAATTTTGTATAGACCTAAATATTTCAGATGTAAAGTTTAATCCTGAGATTGTTGTTTCTACAAAGTTGTTTGTTGTTTGCATTGTATAAGAAACTAAACCAGCATTTGGTCCACTAGTTGGTATAAGTGTTGAGGTAATGTTTACACCATCATAAATGTTTAGATATCTATCAGTATAGGTATCTAAAAGTTGTATATCAAAATTAATTAAAGTAGCATTATCTCCTACATCCCAAATCTGTATTCTATCTAAATAATCTATATCTGAAGGTCCACCTGTTAAACCAACATTTCTACCAGCATCCTCTAATATATAAATATTACCACTATCACCAAATTCACAATCATAACAATTATTCCATAGTTCAGTAATATTTGTAGTAGTGTTTGGTGGTGTATAAGGTAGCACACCTCTATCAACAATTAAGTTATAATCCCATCTATTATCAGGGGTCTGTGTCAACCTATAGATTATAGATGAAGTTATATTTAAACCATTAGAGTTGTCAAAAGTATATACTCCTGAACCAATCATAGGACCTGAAGTATAGATTAAATCACCATCATTTGGTAAACCATTAATTCCATATCTTAATTCAAAAGTATTATCTAATAGGTCTCCCCTAAATGTCCAATTCCATGAATACACACCTTCTATATTTAGAGTTTTTTCATATGGTCTTGGAAGGTTTCCAGACCCTCTGTCATGATATTCAGTATAATACCTATCATAAGTTTCATTTCCATATACCTTAGTAATCTCATAACATACATCTTCAAATCCAGATTTATCAGTCTGAACACTAATACCAACTTCTAATGGTAGGAATGAACTATATTTAGCAACAAGCTCAACCTGTTCATCACATTTTTCTAATAAGTAGGTTCTTGTCTCCTTAATTGGTTCAGGTTCCTGTAGTATCTTAGTCAACTCAACCTTTGTCTTACCAGGGTCCATTAAATCATAATCAATAATCCTGTTAATTCTCCATTGAGTATTTCCAAACAGACCTGATATCTGTATCTTATCATTTAACTTTGTCTGTATAAACTCTTGAAATGGTAAGTTAAAATAAGCAGTTATTAATCTACTATCACTATCATATATATCAACAAAATATTCTTTCCAATATAACTCATAATAGCTACCTGTCATATTTGAAGTATTAAAACCTGTCAATTGAGAATAATAGTTATTAACATTATTCCAACTTAATACCCTCTTATCTCTATCAATAACATCACTACCATATAGATATTGAGATATTGACATACATGGGAAGGTATAAAGTTGATATGATATATCATTCTCATCTCTCACCCAATAACTTCCTTGTGTGTTAAGGATTAAACCATTGTAGTATAATATTCTTGGGTTGGTAGCAAATGGTGATTTGTTACCAGCATCATCCTGTTCATATAGATGAGGTATAATAAATCTTGGATTACCATCCACACCATCACTAGGTGTAGGTGAGAATATAGTCTCAACCTCTTTTACTTTGGATAGTATCTGTGTATCAGCATCAAACAATACCTCACCAAATATTTGGTTTTGATTGTCTTGGTATAGTTTGTTATATCTATCATCATCTTCAACATCATATAACTTCACATATCTATTGTCATTATCAACCAATGGTTGAACAACAACATCTTTACCTGTGTCTAAGAAGTTTGTCCAATCTCTTACCACAACATCAGGAGCATTTACCCAATTGTTCCATGGCTCAATGATTAACTTAACAGGGTCATCAGGGTCAGGGACAACAACCATATTATAATGTTGGAATATACCTTTTAAGAAATCCAATTGTGAAGTATCACAATTCATATTCTGACTGATAAGAACAGATGAACCAATACCAGGTTCTGAAGGTGTATCATACAATAAGAATGTTGATAAGAAGTTTATTGTAGCATCACATGTATGTATTGCAGGACATGGTCCATTATCAACAATGGTTCCTGAATGTTGTGTAAATACAGGTGGTATATCAGGGTTAGCACATATAGTTTCAGGTGAACCAGCATATACCCTTAAGGTAATTGGTGTAGTATCATCCTCACACCCATAATAAGTTATGTCAGAGTGATTATTATCACTTGATGTTATTGTGTATTGATTACAATCTATAACTCTCTTAGAAGTCCCAAAAGCTATTTGGTCTCCAACCTGCCATGTTTGACCAGGTCCTACCTGTATTGTAATATCTTTTGTAAAACTTACATTATCTACATCACATTGATATCCTAAAAATCTTTCATTGTAATAACTAAGTGTTCCACCTCTTAGTCTTGTCCATCTATCATATAAGTGATAATATGGGTCTCCTTCATACTCACAACAATCAGTTGTTGATAAAGTATAATCAACCTTAAAAGAGAAACTACCCTCTCTGTCAAATGTATAGAAACCTGTAAAACTATTATATTGGTTAGATGTATCTGATATCTCAATATCAAATACTACATTGTGGTCTCCTACAGGTATAGCATCATCAGTAGATAAACTAGCATAGAAACTAATATCATCCAATGTCTGAACCCCAAACTCACTTGAGAAGGATAAAGGCATATACAAGTTATTAAAGTCATCTGTATTCATAAAATCAGATTGGACCTCATATCCTGCTGATTCTATAATCTTCTCAATAACCTTATTAACTCTAATTGCTGGTTTGTAATACCAATAAGGTAATGCTGAACCTGGATTGTCAAATGAATAACCACTTAAGGTAAACTCAATATCAGGTATTACATCCTCATCATCATAACCATAATGTATAAATGGATATACAATATCACCATTAAACAATGCTAATGTCCATGAGTCCCTGATATTATCAAATGTTAAATCATGTGTATACTCATTGAAGTTTAAATCACATAATGTTTTTTCTGATGTCTGTGATGATAAGGAACCAACCTGTGAATATACCACAACCTCATAGTCAACCTTACCAACATTCACATACATCTTCTCCAATCTAAGTGAACCCACAATGATTACATTACCAGCATTGGTAATAGCACACTCTAAAGATTGTTTAGGGTCAAAAGAACTATCCTCAAGATTAATCTTAAAGATGTTCCCCATAACCTGATTGTTGAAAGCAGTTCCTGGTATTCTAAAAGTCTTTGTAAAGTCAGAAGCTCTCTTCTCAAACTCCTGAACTTCTAAGACTGACTTATTAAAATTGATGGACTCATTACCATAAAGGTCTAAATCCTTCCATGTATTACCTTCTCTAACTTTTAATACTAACATATATCTATATTTTAATAACCACCTAAAACTTGTAAAGTCCTAATCTCAGGTGATACTTGAACCTCCAACTTTAATTGGAAAAGTTTTTGGTTCTTCTTATTTATAATTGTGTATTTTTTATTCAATATATTTACCCTGATAAATGCATCAGTTAACTCATCATACATCATATGTTTTGGTGAGGTAAAGATATTCTCAAACCATTCTCTCTCCTCTTGGTTTATATAATCTGTTGTTAACTCATAAATGTCAGTAGCCTGTAAACTATAGTTGATAGTATCACCAAACTCTTGTTTACCTCTTACATAGGTGTCATTTAATGTTCCTAACTTATCTAAACCTGTAGACCTTGTAGTTCTCTTAACCTCTGTGGTCTTAAGACTTCTTGCTCTAAATCTGTAGTCATCCCATGTTCCAAACTTATTCAACCAAAATAATGAGTGTGCTTCATTTCTAAGTAAATCACCTGATTCAATTAAGTGTGGTTCTTGATTACCATTTATCTGAACTAAGTTTCTGTCATATAACTTATATGATTCTTCTACTCTATCACTCTCTGTTTCACCAAATAAATAACTAACCCTTACATCACCAAAGATTAAATCTTTGCTTTGCCATACTTGATAATCTGTATTACTATATGTATCTACCAACAACTCAACTCTACTCTGAAAAGATATACCAGAATCTTGGTCAGTGTTTGGAACTTCTTGAATACAATACATTCTTTTCCATCTCCCTTTATCTTCTGCTCTATACACATTCCTTCTTAAAGGACTTAAAGGTTGACCTGTAAAACCAGGAAATCCCATATATAGATTTGTATAGTTAGGATATGTTGATAATTCAGGATTATCTTTTACATATACCATCATACTAACATGAATAAACATCTTACCTGATGGTGAATCAGCAACAACACCTGAGATTCTTTGGTTAGGTCCTATTAAAGTATCAGTCTCCCTTGATAACATATAACTTAAATACCATGCTGGCATTCCTTGATAATATGATTGATACTCTGATGATAAAATAATATGACCACTATTTGGTTGAGCAGGTATGTTTCTCATATTACCTCTACCAACCTTTTGTTGATTTTGGTAATTACCTAAATAACCATATCCTTCTCCTGTGTCTTTATTCCATAAGTTTCCATTTACACCATATGTAAAATATTGTGTATCTGTTAATGTGGTGTGAAATAAACCTGCAGGGAAACTTGAACTTGGACCCCATCCATTGATGTTTGTGGTGAACTTACCAGCATTACCAACCTCTTCTTTAAGTAGGTTAAAGTTATTATCAAAATCATATAACTTAAGTTTCATTTGGTTAGCATTCTTAAGGGACTTGTCATTACCATTCATAATTCTCCATACCTTTGTGTAAATTCTAGAACTACTAATGGCAGGTAAACTACTAGCTCTACCAATACCTGTATATACACCAGGTAATAATAAAAACTCATCCATAGTAGCAGTATTAACAACAGGGTTAATTTGGAATGTCATTAATAGTTGTTCATAATCATCTCCACTATCCATAGAAATATTCTGACCAATAGTCTTAGAAGTTAATACTTCAATAACACTTCTTCCATTAACACCTGTATAATTTATACCTTCAAGACTTCTACCTGTTAAACTCTTTACCTCCTCATAGGTAGCAAATCTACTTTCATCAAGGTTATAAACCTTTAATGATGGTGCTAAGTTAAAGTTATATCTTGTTGTTGTTAAGTCATATTCTTCAGGTAAGTTTGAATCTAAACCAACAATTATTCCTGTATCATATTCATCATCTTGAAGTATAGCAAAATTATTACCCTGTGCTAAATTAGCAATAACAAGATTTGGGTCCCATTCAGGGTCTTCATATATGTTAACTTCATACTCCCATGCAGTTCCTGCATTTTCTCTATAGATATACATACCTAACCATAAACCATTAGGATTATCAAACTCAAAAACCCCTGTATCTGACATATACCCTGAATCATAGATTATATCACCATCAGTTGGTAATCCTTGAGCTGCATATGTTAATACAAATCTATCAGGGATATCAAAGAACTCCCATGTAAATCTATAAAAACCTGCTTGAGTATAAACTTGTGTATAAGGGTTTGCTCCCTGTTGACCTGAACCACTATATGTATTAAGTAATGGACCTTGACCTTGACCTGTTCCACCAATTGGTGGTATATTACCTTGAAATCCTTCTACATTATCATATTGAGCTTTTGCATAACATGAGAATGTTGATGCTTGAGTGTTTGGTGAATTAGCATTTTCCTTATGGGTTGTAAGTTTCTCAATATCTTTAAATGAATTTAGGTTATTAAACCCTACCCAATTCTTATACACTGAATTATCATCATTACTTTGTGCAATATACCTATAAGTTAATAACTCAGCTGGTCCTCTATAATCACATATCTTATCACCTTCCATATATTTTACTCCATCAGGAGTAAACCTTCCAGCTACATTATACATAATATTTTCACCACCATATGTAAAATCTCCATCATAAGCATCATTAGTTATATTAACTCTACTACCTTCTTTAAAGGTATTGTATTTAACATATTCCCAACCTGTCTCAATCTTTCTTTGATTAGATTTACTAACACCTTCTCCTTGACCTGTAAACCTACCATCTCCATAAATTTCATAATCAAATCCAAATGTGTCATATATTGGTTGGTTAAATACAGGACTATTAGGTTGGTATCTTACCTCATCAACTAATAAACCTGATGGGTCATAAAATTCATAACCTATGGTTTGTATTCTTTGTCTATAATTATTATATGGTTCAATCCTTCCAAATGGTTCTACAACCTCATCATCATTAGAGAAGTTTCTACCAATGGTTGCTCTATCATAGTTAGCAGGGTTTTGATTGTTATTATCACTTTTCTTATTCCATAATGTAATATAGTTGGTCTCATAGAATGAAGCACTCTGTGGTATACCCTCAAACCTTAATCTCTTTAAAGGTCTATGTGATAACTCCTTAATATTATCATTAACATATAAGGTGTTGTATTGATTACCACTTAAGGTTTCATAATAATTACTACCACCATCATATCCTGCAGTATTCATCATACCCTTATTAATCCTTTCTAAGACATCTAAATGATTGGAACTGAACTGAACATTACTTAAGTCTCCTGATGCTCTTAAAACCTCCTCAGAATTAGCATCCATAGCATGATATGATGAATACCATGATGACACATATACTGATGGTTCTCCTATACTATCAAACCCATCAAATATGGTTAATGCTCCATTTACCTTATACTCCTCACCTGCTAATATCTTAACAGATTTCATTACAAGATAATTTGTATTTACAATATACAATTGTGTGTTTGTCTGTCTATCTTCATCAGGTGATGGTCTTGGTGTTAAGTGGTTAAAGTTATCCTCAACATAGTTCTTAAGAATATCTGATATCTCAACAGATGCATAGTTGAGGTAAGATGCTAAAGACTTAACCCTTGCAACCTTTTCATCATTAATGTATATATCAAATAAGAACCTATGGTTAGGTTCTGCAGTTTTATCTGATAGAGTTGTGGCTCCATTTATACTATATGCTGGTTGGATAAAGGATGGTTTCTTATACACATCTCTACCATCTGTTCCATAATTAGTTGTTATCATAATTAGTTATTATTTATTTCTGTTATTAGATTGTCTATTATCTTATTCATATCATCAGCAAACCCCTGTTCAAGTCTCTGTTCATATGATGTTTCAATTAGTTTCTGTGCATAATCAAAAGTAGGGTCCAATATTGGTCTTGCTCTTAATCCATACTTATATATGTTTTTAATGATACCAAATCTATATTTGTATAAACCTTTTCTTTGGGACCACTCTGTAATACTTCTTGTTAATCCACCTCTTGGTCCTGAACCTGTTCCAAACCTATAAGGTGATGATGGAGCTTTAGCTCCTGACTCTGAACCTCTTACACCCTTCTCAACAAAATCTATGTAGTTAGAACCAGGTTCATCTATCACTATATTGATGGCATAATCACCAGCTCCTATTCCTGTATTACCTCCACCTTGAACAACCTCTGACCTAATAGATTGGTATATCCCTCCCTTGTCATAAGCCTTCTTTTTGGTAAGGTCCCTCATATAAGGAACAACAATAGTCTGAGCAAAGTCATTCAGTGCTTTAATTAATTGAGAGTTGTCTACCTCAAATCCAAAACCTGATAACCTTTCTAATCCCATTACTCAAATGGATTTTCACATATACTTATTTCCTGAGGAACTGATAAGGTGATTGTAGCATTACAACCTGATACCTCATCATTAAACCTCTCAGTGAATACACTGATTGGTGTGGGGTCTAATATCTGTTCCACTTGGTTCTGTCCCTTAAACTCATATATAATGTCCTGAGCAATCCTGATGGTGTCTGATTGAATATCATAATGATTAGCAAACTCTGTATCAACCAAATCCATTACAATAAGGTTGAAGGTAAACAACAATTCATTCTCCAACATCTGTGATGGTTGTGGAACCAAATGGACATATGGGTATATTGGTTTCTTATTCTCATCATCAAAGTTAATATCATAGATATCTCCTGAGTTGAATGAGTTTACCATCTTATGTCTTGTTGCTAAACTCTTAAATTCCTCAACAATGTTTTTGTAAGTCTTATTCATTATCTTCTATTTTTTATTTCTTGTTTCTTATGTTCCTTTTCAATCTCTTTATTATAATCCTTCATATATGAAAGATATGTTAGACATTCTTTAACAGGTCTCTTAAGTGTCTCCTCCATCTTTGAGAAGTCCCTTTCAACCAAGTTCATTAGGACTCCATACCAACCCCAGTGTTCATTAAATGATGGTCCATCTTCTTGACCAAGAGTTCTAACTTCTGTATCTTCTCCATCATCTCCAAGCTCATCTTCTCCTCCACTAAAGAGTCCTTCATAACTTTTATAGATTGAAGCCCTGTATGCAAAAAAAAACTACTAGCTGAGAATGCTTTCTCTACTTCCAAATCCTTAAACAGATTTGCTCTGTCCTCAAAATCTTCTGTTGAATACTCATCAATATCCCACACATATTTACCCATTATCTTCTGACCATACTTAAGTGGTCTATAGAGTATAGCTATAATCTTATGTAGGTTCTTAACAACCCCATCTGTAATGAAGTGGTCCAAGTCAATATACTCACCCAATGTAATCTCATTTAGGTTGGGTATAAACCCATAGTTCTTTTCCTGAAATGTAAATGTCTGTTGGTATGTAGTATCTTCTTCCTTAAACAATAGGTCAGCATACTTAAACAACCTTGCTGAGTGTTCTGTCTTAACCTTTCTTAGTGTCTGTATTGGACACCCTGTTAATACTGAAAGGATAAATAAACTCTTATCAACCCCCATTATGTCTTGTTTACCTTGTATCTTTTGATACTGACCAATGGTCATCTTCTCAGGTAATACATAATCTACACCTTCTATATTAAACTCTACTTTCATATTCTTAAATATAATTAATTTATTTTTGATTATCTGGCTCCTCCACCTGACATTATCTTATACCTACCCTTAGGTTGTAGTTCATACCACATCCTAAACATTATGGTATCTGAGATATCAGGAGACTTACCAATGTTCTTCTTAACTTGGTCTTTTGGAATAACTTGGTTCTTACCATCCTTATCCACATCCTTTATTCTATGAGCAATTAACTCCTTTGATAATTGTTCCTGTAAACTCATCTTCATATCACCAAAATTAATCTTACCATCCTTAACATATTCTGACAATAAGAAATAACATTGTGATTTAAGATTGTTGTAGTTCCCTTCCTTCAATGGTCTTGAACCATTCTTAAATCCTTTACACCTCAACAAATCCACAACACCAATTCCCAATCCATCAGCATCCACTATGATATTCTTTAATGGGACATTATAAGAGGTTTTAAGGGACTTTATTTTCTCAACTATGTTAGGTATAGACTGATGGGTTAATATGTCCATAGAGATGAGGTTAAGACCATTCCATACACATAAGACAGACCTGTCATCACCATAGGATGCTATATCCCCTGTAATGTAATAACTACCATCTTCCATATCATTATTGAAACACATGTTGATATCATTGTATGAGAACAACTGGTCTATTGAACTATCATAATCCCAATTACCCTCCAACAACCTCTTCCTACTTTCCTCAGGTAGTTTCTTTAACTCCTTTAAATAACTCTCAGGTAAATGTGGGTTATCTGTTGGTAAGGATTGTATAAAGGTTTTATACTCCTCCAAATCTCCATCCCTATCAGGTTTATAGAAATACTCATACAACCAATTCTGTGATGGGTTGGTTGTTAGTAATATCTTTGGAGTTATGTCATACTCTTTTATCTTATATCTAAATCTTGATTTGATTACCTGAAATGCTTTGAAGGATACCTGTGATGCCTCATCCACAAATCCTCCTGTCAATTCTAAAGAACCTAAGGAATCATACTCAGGGTCTGATGGGTATAAGAATAAATCCTTTAAGATAATCTCTGAACCATTATAGAATGTGAATACATTTGTTTGTCCATTGAATGTCCAATGTGTTCCCTCCTTCAATTGTAGATTTACAAATACCTCAAACATGGTCTTAAGTGTTGTAAGTTTTAATTGTGTTAACTTACTCCTTCCTACCAACATTCTAATACCCTCATATTGAAGACAGGATATAATCACCCACATACAACCCAAATAAGATTTACCACCACCAACTCCACCACCATAGAGAACCTCTGTTGTAGTGTCATCAATTAACTTTCTAAAAGCTATTTTTTGTTTAGGTAATAGTTCAGGATTTACAACCATAACTTGTAATTATCTTTTTAACTTTGTATTTAGTCTCCTAAGTCCAATTTAATGTCCACTTTACCATTTCCATCACTTGATACTGATAGGACTTGAGTTTGGTATATACCCATAATCTTTGACAATTCTTTTATGGTATCCAATTCTATTTTCTTATCATCATCTTTTCTTCCTCTTTTGTTCAGGTCAAATAATAAGTGTAATACTTTCTGCATCATATCTTCTCTCTCATCTGAGAATTGACTTCTTATCTTTTCCCAAGCATATACCCAAAATTTATTTCCATCTATGATATCATGTTCACTTCTTATCCATTGACAGAACTCATTCCAATTGTAGTGTTCATAGAGTATCTTCTCCATACAGGTATTCACCACTTGTTCTCTCTGTGCTTTTGTAAACTTTGGACCTGTCTTTCTTTTCTTCTTTGGTTTATCCTTGCTCATTGGTATTTATTTTTTCAAACTCTTTATAGAAGTTGTTTAGGTTTTTCTGTATAATAACTCTCTGTTTGATATTCAATGTGTCAGTCATTGTTGAGTTGACAAATATCTTATTATGTATATGAAAGATAATCCCCCACTCTTCTAATGTTTTGGATTTCTTGTTTAACAATTCATTATACATATACAGAGTTTCAGTTATTAACTTTTTGGTCCATCTTGTTTCCCTAATCTCCAATCCTTTAAATTGGTCTTGACCCTTTCTTGATTTACATCCACATCCCATAGTTATTCTGTTTTTATTTCTGTGATTATTCTAACCCCTGATAATACCAATAGGGTTAATAGTATTATGTTTAACATAACTTTTGTTTTATTATTCTCTTCACCCTTCTTATGGTTGAAGCTATGGTATGATAAGATATTCCTGTTTTGTTAGCTAATCTCTGATAAGAATATCCTTCATAATAGTATTTATTGAATAGAGCTCTGTCAAACCATCTAAGGTCTCTTAAGACTAAGTCTATTTCTATTAATTGTTGTTCCACAATCTTCTTATTATCTATCTCCTCATTTGGATTATCAACACTAGGGTCAAACAATAACTCTGAGGTATTTTGGAAGTGTTTCCTGAACTGAT